GCGTCATACCCTGTACGGACTTCTAAGCCGCATCTTTCGTATGCTTCTTCGATGATGTCTGCGACATCGAGGTCGAAGTCTCTTGAACCTGAAGTTGCCATATCTTACTTCCGCTTCTTGCCCTGGACCATTCCGCCGTAAGCATACTTCTGTGCATTACAAGAGCAACCACTTCCGCCGCACTTAGAGCAGACTGTTCCGCCTTTCTTGTACCCTTTCTTTTTTCCACCACAGTTCATGATTTCTTTCCTTTCCAGTTAACACGCTTTGAAGATGTTTTCTTCTTCATTGCAGTCTTTGCACCCGCAGTTTTACACTGCGCCTTTGTTGGTCGGCAAGCGGGGTAACTTTTCCGCTTGTCTTTACTACCAGATCGACCGCAAGGTTTGCCGGTTTTACAGTCCACCCAGCCTTTTCCTTTATTTTGACCGAACCACTTACGAAGTGATGCGCCTTTTGCAGTCTTTTTAACAGCCATTAGTACTTCTTAGCCTTCTTTGAGCTGTTTCCCCAGTTAGCTGCACCAACCTTTCTGCACTTCGCCAATGCTCCAGAGGCGTACGCTGAAGGCCAAACCTTATAACGAGCCTTAACCTTTTTAGTACATGCATCACTTGATTTCTTTGTCTTACTGGGCACTGTCGTCACCTGCTTGCTTATAGCTGAACGTGATATAGCCATTAGCTATTTATAACCATAAAGAATAAGGCCCCGGCCACGCCACAGATTTGAACCAAAGCAATAGCCATGATACCCCAAAGTCGGCCATTCACTTCTTTAACAAAGTCAGTCAACTTATCCACATCTTTTTCGATATGCATAAGATGATTGTTTTCCAACCGCTCAAGGATTGTTTCGATAATCCCGATCTTGTTGTGGATGATGTGGATTTCATCCTCAATTTCTTCGTGTTTCAAAACAATTTGTCCTTCTACCACTTTTTGCATGACCAGTACTTTGCCTTGAGCTTGCTCAAGGTACCTTTGTCGCAGCCATGCCTAGCACGGAACGATTTCCGAGCCTTTGGGTTCGACTTACGAATCTTCATATTAGCATCACCAAAACGGACAATCTTTTCTTTTCCGTTTTCGCATGCTTTAACAACAAACTTTTTGCCACCAGAGACCTGACGCTTTGGCTTGTTGCACTTCATTTTGTCTTTGTCGATTTTAGCCATTACAACGGCCCCCCGTTCTGAATCAGGATCATATCGTATGCCGCGGTAACAAGCGCGTTGTTAGACCGCACCGTTGTGCGAACATCTATATCCGTTTTTTCTGGTAATGCAAAGGGGCAGGAAAAAGCATACATATATTCAGAACTAGCCACTTCAAATGTGTGACCAATAATAAAACGATCACCTAAAAGCCGATAATAAAACGTGCCTGTAGCATCTGCGCCGTTTTGAATAGTCATAGCGCCTTGAGTAAGGTATGCAGTAAATCCTGCAGGGACTGTGTAAGTGCCTTTAAGTGACTGCCCAACTCCAGCCACAATTATGGCAACAGTTGTTGCGCCTTTTAATACATTGATCTGGCCAATATTTACAGAAGCACCATTCATGCGGGCAGTGTCTATGCGCTTAAATACGGTGGGAGACGTGTTACCAGTGGCGTTTGTCAGGGTTATAGTAGTGGAAACAGGGTTATAGTCTGCGTCCAACCCGGCAATAATGACATTTTTGTCAGCGTCTCCGGCGTTGGCCCGAGAAACAGTAATCGTGCCTGCAGTATCCCAAGCACTCCAGGGATACAATGTGTCATTAATGTCCCAAACACTTCCTGTTTGGTTCTGGCTCATCGCAGGAACACGACCTAGTCGATGCACAAATGTATGGCCCGGGATTTGACCACGGGCCACTTGAAGCTCAAACGGCTCCGAAGTGCCGACTTGCGAAATCGAACGGATATCGTAAATCGGCATCACATCACCTTACGAGTAAAAGAAAGTGATCGCCGTGATATTGGTTGCTAGTGACACATACGGATCATCTGTACATAAAACCCCATTATCCGGGATGTTTACAGAATGCGTATCTGCCTGAGCAAAATCCAAATCCAGCACGGTTGCTCCACCGTCACCATCGGTAATCGTTAGACGACCTGCTCCTGCACCAACAAGAACCTGAAGCTGACGAATACGGACGCGGCCAATGCCGACCGCGCCTGTGCCAGTATGACGCTTCGCTTTGATATCAGAGCGAGACATACTTTAGCTCCTATTAAGTGAGGGCAGTTGTAGTAACTTTGACCCAAGCAGTGCCGTCGCTTACAACCAGTGCGAACTCGTCGTTACCAGCACCGTTATCAGTGATGACGTAAAGAGCGCCAGTGTTATCTGCTGCTGCTGGAAGTGAAGCTGTAACTGTTGAAGTCAACGTGATTGACCCAGTAACAGAACCAACAAAGCCAGCCGTAGATGTAACTGGACCTGAGAAAGTAGTAGATGCCATGTGTAATACCTCTTGCACAAGGGTTCGCTTGTTAGTCTGTGCAACGTCAGGGGGAATGTCCTGTCTAACAAGCTACTGTGATTCCCTATGTGAAGTATACATATAAAAAAGAAGGGCGCATAGAGCGCCCTTAATGGGGTTGTAGTCAGAAGTAACCTGTTGAGTAATGAGGGAACTCAACAGTCCTTACTAAACCACAATAAAAAAGGGGGCGCAAGGCCCCCTTTTCGTTGTAGTTTTTAAACTACTTATGCGGCACCAGGTGAACCGAATACAGCGCGTGGATCAGAGAATCCGAAGCTGTAACGCTCACGCGCCTTGAAGCGCATGTTACCTGTGTCGAAGTCCGCTTCCATGTTAGTAGCAAGCGGCGTACGCTCGAAGTGGACGAATCCACGAGGTGCGTCTGTCATTACGAAGAACGCATCTGGGTCTGTCAGGAAGTCGTTGACAGCGTAGCCGTCAGGCAACATACCCATAGAACGCAATGCGTTAACATCGTTGTCCGCTGTGCCAACACGAAGGTTAGACACCATCAAACGCTCTGCAACGAACTGAAGCTGACGTGGAATGATCAACTTAGTACCGCGCAATGCAACCTTGAGACCACGCTCATCGACGAAACCAGCGATGCTGATCAATGCGTCTTCGAGTGAAGTTTCGTTAAGGTCTGCAGCAGTTGTAGGCTCGTTGGCGAATGAACCGCCAGAAGTCAGTGGGTGGTCAGTCGCACAAAGCGCCTTACCGTCACCACCAGCATTCGCACCTGCAGAGAACGCGTTGTTCAATACAGAAGCGGCCTTGACCTGCTTAGAGTGAGCCATTGAACGAGCAAGAGCACGAGTGTAGCGTGAAGAAAGACGATCATACAGATTGTCTTCTACTGCTTCTTCAGTGATCGAGAATGCTAGTGCAACAGTCTCATGGTTGTAACGAGCTGTGTAAGCTTCTTGTGCATCGTCATACGATACGCCAGAACCTTCACCCTTAGTAGGTGCAGCTCCGAAACCTGACAACATTACTTCTTCTTCAAACGCACGGTCTGAAGATTCAGTTGTGTAGATTTCTGCGTGTTGATTTTCGTACTTGGCGTACTCCATGCCGAAGAGGGCATTGAGTCCAGGCTCAAGTTCTTTCGCTAGTTGTGCGCGAGAAATAGCCATTATTTATGTCCCCTTATGCCACGGTGCCTTCAGCGTTGTTAGAAAGCAACGCATGATTGTTGAACATAACGATCATACTAACGCCAGCCGCAGTGAAGTCTGAGTTCTCAGGATCATCGTAGATACCTACGACCTTCAATGGTAAAGATGGATCAGTATTATCAATCGTATCGACATCAAAAGCTGCTGCAGAAAGACCTGTAGTGGCCGATCCTGTAGTTGCTGTTGACATTGCGACGTTTTCAAAAATTGCTGCTTTCGCTGCTGCTTCTGTTACGAAGGTAGCGTCAGTAGAAATAATGAAACGCTGCACTGGATTATCGTAAACGTGAGCTACGATATCGAAGTTAGTATCTGCGCCAGAACCAGGCCAGTAGTTCGACCATGTCTTCTTGCCAGTTACTGAAGAAACGTATTCACAGCCTGAGAATACACCAACGTGCTTATAAGTGTCCCCGGATACTGAACCAGTAATAGCAATAGTGCCATCATTGGTAGCAATGACCGGTGAACCCTGATAAATCGCACTGGCGTCAGACTTGATGAAATACGCATTTGTACCTGTGCTGTTGGGGGCTCCACCAGCAAGGTTGATCGGCTTGAGGCCGAAAGCGCCATTTACATTAGCCATTTAGATCACCTCTAAAAGTTTCCTTTAATCGGCGTCGTTTTTACGTCCGCCGAAACTTACACGACTTTGCCGACTTTGATTAATCGGCATTGAAGGGTGTTGTTCCTTCATCAGGTCCTGGTCAACAGCAATCATTTGTTCGCGGGTCCGGTTCCCGTAATACTCGGCTCTTTCCTGAGCTGTCTCCACAGGTATGCGGCATAACATCAGACCACCTTGGCCGATAGTGCCAGCATGTTTGCCCTCTCCGACGACTGGGTAATCGTAATCTGGATACTCTTCAGCACGGACAGGTTCCCATCCCTCGCGTAACTTAGTGTGGACATTCATCGTGTCCTCTTCATTACGCATTGCTGTACGAATCCAGCGATGTACATAGCCCTCGGGGGCAGGTGGTGCATCCAACCGACTTGGTGGTGCCCACGGTTTTCTGCGCTCTTCAGTTGAGCGATTCTTGGCTGCGCGTGGTGTGCGTGTATTAGCTTCTGTCATGTCAGTCTCCTTAGTCCTTAACGTACTTAGCGTATTCTTCAAGCGGGACACCAAGCTTCTTGGCTATCGCCACCTGAGATGGACTGAGCTTGACTTTCCTGCGCCCTGATTGTGGTTTACGGGATGCTGAAGTGTCAGCAGATGCGACCTGTCCACTTCTCCCATTTTTCTGACCAGCAAACTTGTGCGGAAACTCCGTACGGATTTGTCGATCAATTTCATTGTAATACTCATCAGAGGTTGGATCAAACCCTTCCTCTTCCACAAGTTTACGATGAATTCCAAAAGCGGCATACGTCATGACTTCGTCTTGACCAAACCACTCGTTCTTCGATGCCCAGTCCTGTGCCCTTGGGTCAGGTTCTGGAGCGCGTTCTTGTTGTACAGGTTGTTGTACAGGAGCAGCCTGTTCTTCAGGAGCTTTTTGTACCTGCACACGTTCCTGCTGTTGTTTAGCAAGACGGTACCGCTCTTGCTCAATAGCAATCTGGTTCATCATCTGCTGTGCTTCAAACTGCTTATCAAGGTCGCCACGATCATGAGCATCTCGATAAGCCTGTTTAGCAAGATTTAGTTGGTTATCTAAACGTGCACCATACTCAGTTAAATGTGCTTGCTGTGAACCTTGCACCTGAGTCTTTAACTTTTCGTTTTCTTCACGCAAAGTCTGCGCTAAACGAACAGCTTCTTCACGGTCACGTTCTTCTTTACGGTATTTTTCCGTAAGTTTTTTGATTCGCTTCTGGACGTTTTTACTGTAGTTCTCAAGTTCTTCTTCAGACTGCTCAGGCTCTGCCTGAGCTTCTTGTTTGAACTCGGGCTCAACAGTTTCACCGGTATCGGTATCGGTATCGGCAAGCTCCGTTTCAGGTAGATCAACCTCTACCTCTTCAATTTCATTCTTTTCTTCTTCAGACATTCATCACATCTCCTGGTTCAAGAATCGTCGCAATAACTTCATCATCGTTAATAACTCGGATTTCACCGCCGTCAATCTTGAAACGGGAACCCGCATAGCGGCCAATACATACCCATTCACCTTCTGAGCACCAAGGTGCACAGTTTTCACCAAACTTTGCGGGGTCTTTATACGCCAGAGGACCGACTTTAAGAACATAAGCCACTACAGTGGCAATTTGTTCCCGTTGCCGGATTTCATCTGGAATATATATCCCACCGTCAGTGGTGGTTTTACCTTGATAAGGCATAACAAGAATTCGCCATCCAGTAGGATTTGGCAGTCTTTCTTTTAAGGATTTATCAAGGAGGGAGGGGTCTAGGACGCGATTCGGCTCTTCAACATAGGCGTTTTCGAGTGATGGTCCATCTTTCTTCGGTTCTTTCGCAGGCTCTTCCGCAGCTAAACTAGCGGCGACGTGCTCCGGAACTAGCAAGGAGGTCTTCGACATCGTCTTCACTTTTCTCCAGCAGGGTTTTTATTTCTTGAATAGTAAAGGCAACACCCTGAAGCTCCCCTACCATACTGCGGTACTGCTCATAGTTCTGAGCTGCACCGTTTGCCAATTGATTGCATAAATCGTCTTCACGCTCTCGCATTACTTTATACAATGATTGGGCGAATTGCACAACATCCATTATAAAATATCATGCTCCGATCCGTCGTCCGCATCAGTGATTGGACCGCCTTCAGCCCAACTATCACATGTATGATCCGCACTGCACATAAACTTATACATCTGACAATACCCAAGATTTGGGTTGTTGCCCATGCATTCCATGATGTCATGTGTTTGATTAAACGCTACACAGTTCCCGCAAACATCAGAAAGCTTAAAACCGCCATCGTCCTGTGGATCACGGTAGTTTGCTTCTTCTACCGCTATCAGCTTATTTGCTTCGTTGACTTCTGGGTCTTGCGTAGCGACAGGGCAGTTCTTGCCCTCTTCGCTTTCTTCCATCTTATCAACAGGCATGCCGCCCATCGTGATTGTGATGCTGTACATTAAAATGTCCCGCTGAACTTTTTACCACGGATTGCAGAACGGGTACCGGCGCATACCGAACCGCCCATTGCGTACTTTTCAACACCTTCTGTACGAGCAGACTCTTCAAACTTCATCATACGCTCGTCGGCTCCTGGATCGCGGAACTCAGGACGTTTGTCATCGCGCTTGCCTTTTGTAGGATACTTAGCCTGAATATCACCCTGCTTCATCGCACCCAAAGCTCTTAAAGCCTTCTCAACAGCTTCGGTTCTGCCTTTTTCGTTGACGCGCTCGACCTTGACCTTGCCGCCTTTCTCGAAGCCTGAAACACCACGGCCTTTTAAAATGTCTTTCCGTGTGACCTTGCCGTCACCCGTTAAATCTGGGAACTTTTTACCGGGCATCACTTGCCTCCTTTCTTCATGGACATGATTTTGTCCGCTGATTTTAAGCCAAAACTAGCACTGACAGCTATAAACAGCAAATACTGGTACCACTCAGGCAATTGATTCAGTGCAGCAAAACCTTCATTAACACGATCAATAATTGCAGTGTCATTC